TCTTTATAAAATTCACTATTTTCAACATAATCATCTATTAATAGTGATTTAAAATCTAAATATTCTTTTATATATTTCATTTTTTCATCATCATCATCAAATTTTTTTGGATAAGTATCAGGTAATACATTCCAAAAAAGAATTTTTATTATTTTGTTTAATAATCTAGATTTACCTGAACCAGTTGGACCACTAGTAAAAATTATTGTTTTTTTTTTAATATCAAAAGGTCTTCTTTCAACTGGTAATGTTTTATTTTTTGTATTTTGGTTTGACATTATATATATTACTAAATATTTAGTAATTATAATAAATAAATAATGAATAAAAAAATTGAATATTTATTTTTTATTTGTAAATCTCATAAACTTATATAATGAAATCGTTAATTGAATTCTTGTTGTACACCGTATTAGCTATATTATTTTATCGTAATTTTTATCCAAAACAAAAATATAATATTATAGATAAAATAACTTATATTAATAGTTATAATAATAGTTTGAATGAATTTAATAAAAATGAAAATTTATATTATCAAAAGTGTAATAAAAATGATTATACACAACGTATAATAAACTATGACAATAGTATGTATAAAGGACAAGTATTTTATGGAATAAAACATGGATGTGGTATTGAAACTTATAATGATAAAAAATTAAATGAAATTAAATATGAAGGAATTTGGGAAAATAATACAGAAAATGGATTTGGTATTTTATATAAAAAAAATATAACTATTTCGGGTAATAAAAAAAACAATAAATACGATGGTTTAATAAAATTCCAAAGTGATTCATTTTCAAAAATTTTTATAAAAAGAATTGACTGCATATTTGTGGATGGAATACAAAATACTGCTTTGTTATATTATGAATAATGAATATAATTATATCCAGAATATTATATATAGAAAAACAAAAGTTTAATATAATGAAAATACTGTTATAACATAGATAATAAATATAATTATAGTAGTTTTTTTATTTCGATAATTATATATGTCTATAAAAACACCTGTTCGAGCAGTTGCATGTTTTATTGCTAAAAAAATAAATGGTCTTGTTTATTTCACAGAAGATCTGAAAAACGATACTGTTATTATTGATATTCACGTGGAAGGATTGAAAAAGAATGGAAAACATGGATTTCATGTACACGAATGTGGTGATATGAGTGAACAATGTGAAAGTATGTGTGCACATTTCAATCCATATGGGAAAAAACATGGTTGTCCTGGTTCACGAGAACGCCATGTAGGTGATTTAGGAAATTTAGTAACCAATACAATTGGTATTGCACATTATCGAATGGTGGATGATATGATAAAACTACGTGGAACAAAAGCAAATATTATTGGTCGTGGACTTATTATTCATGCTGATGAAGATGATTGTGGTTTAGGTGGCCATGATGATAGTTTGACAACTGGACATGCTGGAAAACGCATTGCTTGTGCAGTTATAGGTTATGCAAAAAATTGAACTATTTTTTATAGTGATTTTTGTCTGCATCTATAATACGAAAATGTACTGCTGCATTGAATTTGCTTTTTATTTACTACTTGCCTTAATTTGGTTTTATACAGGTTCGGTTTTATTTAGAAAAGATCCGATTATCAAGAAACTGAAAATAGACAATGATTTACTGACAAAATATAATAATGTTTTGAATGAATATTATTATAATGAATGTTCTTATAAAAATATTCATACTTATGAGAATCTTTGGATAAACAACAATAAAAATGGGTTCAATGTTATACATAACAACAATATTACAATATCTGGTTTCAAAAAAGACAATTTATTTGATGGATTGGTGAGAATTGATGGAATGTTGTTGAATAATAATGAATTGAAAAATATCGATTGTATATATGAAAATGGGATACAAAAATCATGTTTTGTCATTAATAAAAAAAATCGTATTGTCTTTGTTGTTCCTGAACAAGAAGTTGTAGTTTTATAATTATATTCAAAAAATTCAAAAAGATAAAAATAAGGACTGAAACAAACAAAATATCAATTAAATTTCACAATAATTTTAACAGTCTCTTTTTTTATGCATTTACATGCACTCACTGAAAGTTCTTCACGCTTTTTACGTGTTTTTGTATTATTATTATTGGTGGTGGTTGTGTTTTCATCAACGGGGTCAATACTTTCATCCGACTCACCATCTGTGCTATTTGGACTACGCCTTTTTGAAGTGGTATTACGACTATTCATGTCGCGTTCGATATCATCATAGTTTTGTTCGATGTACTCGATGATATTATTCTCGATCGCCCATTTAAAAAAGTTCAGTTGTCCTATTGTGGTTTCAATATATTTTTCATCATCATAAGGAATACTAATACGTTCCCAACGACAAAATGGATCGAATTTGCGCTTACTATATGCTTTGAGTTTCAGTTTATAGTCATTATAGACTTTGAATCTGATCTTGTCTTGGACGGTACCACGTTGGGTATGTAAATCGTAGACAGTATAGTATTTTTTTGCGAAATTTGTTACAAACCAGTCGACGATACGTAATGATATTTTGGTTTCGCCATTGATTATAGACATCATTTTATTGAGGGTTGCGTGGTTGTTGTAAAAATCCATGAGATTTTTCATTAATAAATCGTTTTGTGTATTGAGATTCGATGCACAATATAATGACATTTTGGGATTGATTTATTTTATATAGACTAGTATGTTTGTTTTGTTTATGCGGTTTTTTCGTAAAATATATATTATTAGGATTTTACGAAATACATTGTAATTTACTACCTAGACTCCTATAACTTTATATTGTTTTCAGTTGAAATTGTTTTTCAGAAAGCAAGTGCATTAATATAATTATTTGCTCTCTTCCGATGGAAAGTAAGTTTTAGTGCATATTACATTGAAAAAACATGTTATTTTTATAACTTTTTGCTTATTGATTATATAAATATAAGCAAATTATTATTTATTAATATAAAAATCGCTATTTTATATTAATTTTTTATTGTTTTTTAGTTATTTTTAGTTATTTTAATTCTAATCAAACGACTTTATCGATTAATTACTTTTAATTGGAATATGCTACTCCAGCCATGCCACTCATGACACGAAGAACGTTGTAGTTGACAGCGTACACTCTGACCTTGGCAGTGGCAGTACCACCAACGGTACCTGCTGAAAGAACAAGTTGAAGAACGGCGTTATCAATACGGGAGAAGTTGCACGAACCGCTTGGTTGATGCTCCTCCGGTCTCAGGGCGAATGAGTAAACATTGATACCAGCATCAGGTGCGCGGGTGTGGTGTTGGAATGGTTGGACAACATCGAAGTAGTTACCTTCGCGTTCAGAGAATCTGTCTTGACCGTTAAGTTGTAACTTAGCAGTGACGACTGGGTTCTCACCCCAACAGTGCATGTCAAGGGCAGTCTCAGAAAGAACGAATGTTCCAGCATCAGAGACAAGGGATCCAGTAAGATCAGAAGGAGCGAATGGGGTAGTATTATAACCTTCACCTTCTCCAGCGGCAGCACCTGGAAGATCGAAAAGACCAGAGGTGGTAATGAAAGCACCACTAGCGGCTTCACCTGGACCAGCGAAAGCAGCAATGGATGGAGGAAGAGCATCGATTGCATCAGTGTAGTTGAATGGTTGAGCACCAAGGGTTCTGAATAGAGTACCAGCAGCATCTAATGATGAGCAGTAATCAACGTTGGCATCAGGTTGGACAACCCAGATAAGCTCCTTGCAAGGGTGGTTGAAGTTAAGCTTGATCTTGTTTGATGATGAACCAACTGATTCGTCACCAGTGAATTGAAGTTGTTCAATAAGGTATTCATGAGGGTTTTGTGCCATCTTTCTACGTTCATCAGTATCAAGGAAGATATAGTCGACGTAAAGGGAAGCAGCAACAAGGGATTGTTGGTATGCTTGGGAGACGGATTGAGTACCAGAGGTGGCAGCTAGACTTCCAACAGCCCATAGACATTCACCAATAGGACGGAAATCAATGTTGATCTTGACTTCGTGGTATTGAAGAGCGATTAAAGGAAGGGCAAGTCCAGGGTTTCTGCAAAACCAGAATAAAAGAGGAATGTAAAGGGTGGTTTCTGGAAGAGCATTTCTTGGAGCACAAACTTGGGATGGTCCACCTGAAGCAGCACATGGGCCTGAGACGTTGGCAAAATCAGGATCAATCATGTATGTTAATTGAGTGGTGTTACCAATCATCTTGAAATATCCACGTTGTTGTTCAGCAGACATGGTAAGTTGATTCCAGATGTGCATCCAGTCACCGTATTGACGGTCAATTCTTTGACCACCAATCTCAACTTCAACTTGAGCGATGATTTGTTCACCAATGTAGTTTAACCAACGAGCATAGACGTTACCAGTATTGCCCTTCATTGATTGGTTGATTTCAGGAAGAGTTAATTGTAAATAGGTTCTGTATGCAAGATCACCATTACGTGAGATGGTGCAGGTAACACGACGACCGAAGTCGGCTTGGCCTGAGAAAGTTTGCTCAATTGATTCCATAGCAAAGTTAGTATGGCGTCTGTATGACACCTTCCAGAAAGTGATTTCAGGGGTTCCAGTAAGGAAGACATCTTGTGCGCCATAGGCGACTAATTGCATTAGACCTCCAGCCATATCTTATGATATTTATAGACTATACAAAGAAAATAATTTGGAATAAATACCTAAATTAATAATTATTTTAATAATAGTAAAAAATATTATTTTACTATTATACACAATATCACTAGAAATAGTTTTTACTAAATATTATTGATCCTGACCAAATTTAAATAATTTTACATAGAATTATAGAGGTTGATACATACTTTTATAAGATGATAAAGTAGTTACTTCTTCTCTATCACCGTTTGTATATCTCAAACATACTCCCAAAACGTTACCATTATAACAAACAGTCAATCTAGGACCTGTGTCAAATAAACTAAAACCCCATCTTTCTTTTTTCATATCTTCATATGTATATATTTTTCTCTTAGCTCTAAGAGTACCCGTGCATCTTCTTTCTCCATCTTCACAATCTATATAATTATTGAATAAGGACGATGTTATAAAATTATGTTCGCGAACCGTTTGTGGTAAATTCATATTATTTTTTATATGTCTTTGTATTTCTATTTCAATATTATTTTCATTACATTTTATAAACAATGCCTTTACTTTCAATACGATTTTCGATTTACCTTTGACACGTGATGATAGATCCGTTTTTATATTACAACCTAAATCATCTAAAATTTTTTCCGCAGTAGCATTATTATACTCTTCACTATATTCAGGATGTATTTCACCTGTTTTTGTATTTATAATATTGAATTTTTTGTTTTCACTATCTTTTTTTATATTACTTTTTCTAATATTTGTTTTAGTTATTAATAAATCGTTTTGTATAAATGACAAATTATATGTATCATCTTCGTTATACGCAGTAATTAAAGCATCTACCCAAACATTATTATGTTTATATTTTACGCTATCATCTACCATCCAATGATCACGTATTACTTGTTTTTTTTGCCAATCATCATTCAAATATTCACTGAATGTAATTTCTTTTGCCGCTAATTGAAATGTCTTCAAATGGCCATAAACACGAATTGATTGAAATTCGCCATATTTACTTGAATAATGCGCAACACGTAATTGTGCTTGAGCAATAGTACCATAACTAACAGTTGGTCTATAATCATGTGTTGCAAAGACGCGATCATGAAATTCCCATTCAGTGGATCTTGTACTTGTTTGTTCATGAACAATCACAATCAATTTATCGCTTTGTTTATTATCCCAATAGCTTCTATTACTCCAATTTACAGTTTCACATGAAATGTTATGATTATTATTTGTATATTTGGATAAATCGGATTTATCAGCTATAATATTAACATCAGCCAATTCTGGAAACAAATGTGAATTATTCAAGAATTCTTCGATCGATCGATTATTACTTCTTTGTGAAGTTCTTTGTGAACTTCTATATGTTTTATAAGTCAATCTTAAAACAATAACGTTTCTTATTTTTTTTTCTTTTGTTATTGAATATTTTTCGGCTTCAGCTATATTTTTTTCATTTATGTATTTGTTATATAAATATGCAGCTTCAGCTTTTTGCATGTTTGAATTTCTAAGATTTTCTTTTGCATCTGCAATAATTTTTTTACCTTGTGTCGATAAAATATAAGTACCATCTTCTTTTTTGAAAAACGGTATAGCATTTTCTACCAAATGTTCATCTAAGAATTTTTTAGCACCACAATATGTTTCAGGTGGAATATAATATAATTGAATACCTTGTTCATAAATACCGCCAATAAAGTTTTCATCTTCTTCACTTTGGGTTATGTCTTGTGAAAATAATACTTCTTCAGGAGTTGCACTGTACAAAATTGTAAAAATATTTATATTTTCTTTTATTCTACTATAAATAAATTTCAAACTTTG